GTAATCAAGGACGTTTAGGTGCGTTGGTGTGTGAAGGAATGGATGACGGAAAGCATATTACAGTAAATGTTGGATCTGGTTTCAGTGATGAAGACCGTGATGACTATTGGAATAATTCTAATGATGTAGTTGGTCGTACTGCCGAAATCATGTGTGATGTAATTACACAAAATCGTGATGGTACATATAGTTTACGTTTCCCTCGCTTTATCAGATTCAGGGACGATAAATAAATGAAGGAAAAAGTTAAAGAACTAGCATTACAATGTGGTGCTTGGCATCAGGTTTATGGTGACTGTTTATTATTGCACAACCATAATTTTGATATAGAGAAGTTCTTGGACATGATTGTAAAAGAATGTGCCAAAGTTGCAGGATGTAATGGTCATGTTTCTGGTTTCGCACTTGGTGATTTAATTAAAGAACATTTTGGAGTTGAATAATGATTGAAGGTTTTAATCACGTAGGCACTGACCACAAATGCAATGTATGTCAATGTAAGTTTACGGATGACGAAGGTGGTGTACAGGGGTATTTTGGTATATTGCCAGTAGCCTTTTGTCCTACTTGTTATACGAGTATTATTGATATGGTTCAACAGGATTTTGATTTTGGATGTAGCGATACATAAAGATTATAAATATGTTAAATTTGTTAAGTGATTGTGAATATAATAAAGATTTCTTTATTCCAAAAAGTTTTGAAGATGCTAAACGCATTGTAATAGGTTACGGGGGAATAGAAACCAAAGATAAATGGAATATTGAAACCAATTGGATAGAAAATTTATTACGTGAAAAAAACTTTCTTAATGAAGATAGCATTGTTCTAGATTGGGGAGTGGGTGTAGGTCGTCTATCAAAAATGTTAATAGATAAATTTGGTTGTGAGGTAATTGGAGTTGATATAAATAATGAAATGCTTAACTATGCTAAAGAGTACGTATCAAGTGATAAATTTACCGGGATATTAGTAGATGATTTATATAAATTAAATAAAAAATGTACTCATGTAATTGCTGTGTGGACATTACAACATAGTCCTCATGTAAATGATGATATAAAAAAAATCTACATGATGACAACATATAATGCAAAAATGTTTATTTTTGAAAATACACTTCCGGTTATACCAATTAAAAATGATATTCCCTGGTTTCATTTAAAAGCATTTATTGATATTAAAACTAAAGAAAATCAATCACCTTATATGTCTTTTTATGAAAAATGTTTTTTATTAACCGAAAAAGGAAAATTTCCTTCTGAATTTGAAATTCCAGAAAATACAAATTCTTACTATGCATTTCTTAAAAAGAAAACAAATAGTGTTTTTATAAAAGTTAAACCAGAAAAATCTTAACTAAGATGGAGAAAGAAAATGCCTAATTGGTGTATGAATAGTGTCAGTATAACTGGACCCGTTGAGAAAATAAAAGCATTAACAGATGCTATTGAAGTAAATAAATTATTAAATCATTTAGTTCCTATGGATCAAACTGATCCTGAATGGTATCATAAAAATATCAATGCTTGGGGAACTAAGTGGGAAGTAAGTGATGTGCAATTTGATGTCTCAAAAGATGGTACGGAAATCTCAATGTCATTTGATACTGCTTGGGGTCCGCCCATTACAGCATTTAGAACTTGGAGTGAAGAAAATACTGATTGTAAATTTACTTTAAAATATTTTGAACCGGGTATAGGATTCGCTGGCTCTATTGATTGGGATGGTCAATACTTTGAAGAAGATGAGTTGACACAAGAAAATGATCCAATTGAATATAAAGAGTTCCTTTTAGATGAATTTGGTTGGGAAGAAGATGAAGATGAAGATTAAAATGGATGGTGGATTATACCTGTTGATAGTTACAGTAATCTATGCTATAATAGGTTTAATTAATGTATTTGTATTTGAGTGGACAAGAATTGAGTATGTACAAATAATATGGATATTGGTATTATCTTTACCACTATGGATTAAGCCAATAGCACGATGGTGCAATATGCAAACAATATGGGAAATAATGAAATGAATAAATTTTTTGAGTATTTTGGTCGTTATCGCAAACCAATAGGTTATACGATTGGATCATTAAATCTATTAAGCGGTATAAGTTACATATCGGCTGGATACATTGCACAGGGAATTACTTGGGTAATTCTTGGACTAGCAATATTAATTGATGCTAAAATGTTTAAGTGATAAATCATAAATTACCTCCAGTAATTTCATATGTAGAATGGAAGGCTCTAGAATCGGCACGGGTAACACAAGAAAACGCCTATTACGATAGTTTAAATTCATTTGAGAGAATAATTGATAGCCATATTAGTTATATAACTATATTGAGTATTTCCTCTATTATATCATTTAATTTAGGATTTATGATAGGATTCTTAATGAAGGTATAATTCCTGGCATAAATAAATTTATACAGTGCTTTTAGTAGGCTGTACTAAGGGTTAGTAGCCCTAAAATAAAATCTTGCTTTTTAAAGGAGAAAAAAATGAGCAAAGTCATAGGTATCGATTTAGGTACAACAAATTCATGTGTAGCCGTTATTGAAAACGGAATCCCCAAAGTAATTGAAAATTCAGAAGGTGCTAGAACAACACCCTCAATTATTGCCTATACGGCTGATGAGGTATTAGTTGGTGCTAGTGCAAAACGTCAAGCAATTACAAATCCAAAAAATACAATATATGCAGCAAAAAGATTAATTGGACGTAAGTTCAAAGAAGAGGCAGTACAAAAAGATATTGACCTAATGCCCTACACTATCATTGAAACAGACAATGGTGATGCCTGGGTAGAGGCACAAGATAAGAAATTATCTCCTCCACAAATTAGTGCTGAAGTTTTACGTAAAATGAAAAAGACAGCAGAGGACTATTTAGGTCATGAAGTAACTCAAGCAGTTATTACTGTACCAGCATACTTTAACGATAGTCAACGTCAAGCAACTAAAGATGCAGGACGCATTGCTGGCTTAGAAGTATTGCGTATTATTAATGAACCAACTGCGGCAGCATTGGCATATGGTGTAGATAAACAAGATAAACGTGACCGCAAAGTTGCAGTATATGACTTAGGTGGTGGTACGTTTGACGTATCTATCATTGAGTTAGCAGATGTAGACGGGGACAAACAAATTGAAGTATTATCAACTAATGGTGATACATTTTTAGGTGGTGAAGATTTTGACCAACGTATTATGGATTTCTTAGTCACAGAATTTAAGAAAGATACAGGTGTTGATTTAACTAAAGATATATTAGCATTGCAACGCTTAAAAGAATCTGCTGAAAAAGCAAAGATTGAATTATCATCAAGCACACAAACAGATGTAAATTTACCATACATTACAGCAGACGCAAGCGGTCCTAAACATTTAAATGTAAAATTAACACGTGCTAAGTTAGAAAGTCTAGTAGACGAATTAATTACACGTAGTTTAGAACCATGTAAAATTGCATTAAAAGATGCAGGTGTGACTGCAAGTGACATTGATGAAGTTATCTTAGTAGGTGGTATGACACGCATGCCTAAAGTACAAGAAGTTGTTGAACAACTATTTGGAAAGGCTCCACGCAAAGATGTTAATCCAGATGAGGCAGTGGCTGCAGGTGCGGCAATTCAAGGTAGTGTATTAGCAGGTGATCGTACTGACGTATTGTTACTTGATGTTACTCCATTAAGTTTGGGTATTGAAACAATGGGCGGAGTATTTACTAAACTAATTCAAAAGAATACCACTATCCCAACTAAGGCTTCACAGACATTTAGTACAGCAGAAGATAATCAACCAGCAGTTGATATTAAAGTTGGACAAGGTGAACGTGAATTGTTTACATATAACAAACTTTTGGGCGAGTTTAAACTTGATGGAATTGCACCATCACGCCGAGGTCAACCTCAAATTGAAGTTACATTTGATATTGATGCAAATGGTATTATGAAAATCAATGCTAAAGATAAAGGTACTGGTAAACAAAATCATATCACTATTAAATCAAGTTCAGGCTTAAGTGAACAAGAAATTCAACAAATGATTAAAGATGCTGAGTTGAATGCAGAGGATGATAAGAAGAAACGTGAAATGATTGAATTGAAAAATTCAGCAGAAACACAATTACACACAATACGTAAAGAATTATCTGAATCTACTGTATCGCAAGACATTAAGGATAAGGTAGAAACTGCAATTAAAGAATTGGATGACGCATTAATGTCAGAAGATAAAGATGATATTACCCAAAAGTTAAGTGATCTACTAGCGGCCTCACAAACTTTAATGGAAGAAAAGAACAATTCGGAAACACAGACAGTTGACGCTGAAGTTGTTTAATGTTAAGATGCACGTATTGTTATTACGTGCATTTTTTTAAAAGGAAACTATTATGGTAACTATCGTTAAACATGAATGGCATAGCCATGATCGCCAGTATGCCTATGAACTTGATGAAGATATATTAAGTGAAATTTATCCTGATATGGATGAAGATGAGATTGCCAGTTTGATGAAACAACTTGAAAATGGTGAAGCCGATATTGATGATATACTTAATGAGGCTTCTAACAATGATGTTGATATTGAATGGGAATTTCAATATGATGATTGTTGGACTGACCGTAAAGGTGGATACGAAGTTACATATGAACTAGGTGATGAAGATAGTTACCATCACGAACCTCCTCCACCAGAACCAACACACAAGTGTACCAAGTGTAAATGGGTTGGTCAAAGTTATGATGCTGATTGGGTATGGCCGGAAGATGAGACTGGTACTAAAGAAGCCAAAAAGATTTGTCCAATGTGTGATAGTGATACAGAACTAACAGAAGTTGGTATCAAAGAAGAACAAGAACGTGCTGAACGTGCTGCAAAATGGGCACAAGAAGAAAAAGATTCAGAAGAAGAAGTTCCTTGTTTTAGTTGCGGTGCTATGCATAAAGAAAGTGAACTGCCTGAATTGAGTAGCCAATATCATTGCCCTGATTGCCATGAAGGTTGGGTTATGATGGATCAGCGTGAAGAAGAACTAGTTGATGTTACTGAACTAGAAGATGCACTAGAAGAATTAAAACGTGAGTTTGAAGAATTAGTGGCTACTGAAGAAACTGATGAAGAAGCAGACACTAGAATTAAAGCAGAATTAGAAGAAACATTAGAAGATTTAAAAAAATCCACACAATGGCCCACTCCAAATAGTAATTTCGTAGAAACAGCTAAGTGGCCCTTTGAACGAACAGAAGATACTGATGATACAGAAGAAACCGATGATGCGGAACCTGTAGCATGGCCCTTTGATAGACCAACTGAAGGTCCTAAGCAAACAATAACTGAAACAAAAGATGAAGAAGTATTACCTAACTATCCAGCAGGTGAATATACAATTCGCATTTGGGGTCGTACACGTGAGATTGGTGTAGGTGCAATCACTAAAGCACAATATGATTATTGGAGTGATGAAGACCATGAAGATGACTTGTCAGATGCAATGAATGAAAACTTTGACTATGATGAAGCTGAAACACCTGAAGAGGCACGATTTGATATGCCTTACTATGAGTACCAAGATGTAGAATCTATTTGGGGATTTGATAGTGATGATACAGTAATGACAATCACTAATCAAGATGGTGAAGAAATTTATAAAGGTGACTTAATGAGTTTTATTAGTGAGGCTCACGGAGATAATGATAGTCAATGGGATGCCAATGAAGAAATTGGTGAGTTATATCCTTCGTACTTTGATAAAGGTACTTATGTATTCTGGACACAAGGTGGTAAGGGTAGTTGTATTCAAACTACTATTATTGTTGAAGAAGGTGAAGAGTTTGATCCGAGAAAACTTAAAACAAAGTATTGGGATATTCAAGGCTATTCAGTTACAAGTCGTTTAGTATATGATGATGTCGAATTGGATGATGAAGGTATGGATAGTGAACATGATAACTGGCGTGGGCAATGGAGTGAATTCTCTGTACATGAGACTGAAGAATGATACCAGAAAAACTACAAGTATATGTTGGGCGTAGGTTTACATTTCCTGATGGTAATAATATTTTTATCAGGGAAATCAAACGCCGTGATGAGTATCAATACTGGATCACGTATGAAACAACAACAGGACCGGGTATACCTCAAAAATATATAATGGAATTCAACGAGTTTAAATCAACTTATGGGCATTTATTCCCATAATATGTAGAGATAACACGTTGAATTAAACTAAATATTCAATTATGCGTTTTAAATTTCTTTCTTTTTCCAATCTTACATTATTCGTTGCACTTGCATTGAGTTCAGTTGCGGCCTATTATAGTATTATTGGTTTAACTGCTATCTTTGCTGGTGCAGTTATTCCAGTTATCATTATGGGAGGTATCTTAGAAATTGCTAAGATTACTACCACTGTTTGGCTACGTAAATACTGGCATCATGCTGGTTGGTGGTTAAAAATATATCTTGTACCGGCAGTTATTGCCCTTGCATTATTAACAAGTATGGGTATTTTTGGTTTCTTATCAAAAGCACACATGGATCAGGGCGTAACTACAGGTGATAGTCAAGCCAAACTTTCATTGTATGATGAAAAAATTAAAACTCAACGAGATAATATTGAGTTGGCAAGAAAAGCATTAACACAAATGGATGCACAAGTTGATCAAATGTTAGGTCGTACTGATACTGACAAAGGTGCTGAACGTGCAGTTGCTATTCGTAGGCAACAGGCTAAAGAACGTTTATCATTACAAAATGATATTGCAGGCGCACAAAAAGAAATACAAAAGTTAAATGAAGAACGTGCTCCTATTGCGGCTGAAAATCGTAAAGTAGAAGCAGAAGTTGGACCTATCAAATATATTGCCGCATTAATATATGGTGATAATGCTGACCAAAATATGTTGGAAGCCGCAGTTCGTTGGGTTATTATTTTACTTGTTATTGTTTTTGATCCTCTTGCTATTGCATTAGTTCTTGCGGCTAATCAAAGTAAAGATTGGGACGATGAAAGAGAAATTAAAAATACTCCAAACTATGAACCTGATGATGGTCCATTAACTGATGATGATATTAGTAACTTAAAAGATTCAGTAGAAAATTCTCCTAAAGGTAATTTAACCACAACAAGTGCATTATTTGAAGAAGATGATCCTATACATTGTTATAAATGTGATGCTGAATTAGTTTATGCTCCTGGTATTGGATTATTCTGTCCAAATAAAGAATGTGATGTTATAGATAATGTATCAGGTGGAGAACCAGTTAAGTTCATAACAGATAGACCTAATCCTACACATACTGAGGATGATACATTAATGCTTGATAAGCATCCATACTTAAATGAACCTTTCAAACATTTTGAGAATTTAACTCCGATTGTTGCAAAAACAGAAACAGTTGAAGTACCAGAAGATGTTATACATGCGTATGATGATGAACGTTTAGTATCTAATATGGATAAACAAATTCTTGCAGGTGGTGTTGATGCTGATCGTCCTGGTGACTATTTATTAACTGCTGATAGTAACATGCCCGTTCCTCCTGATGTACCATTCAAAACAGATGGTACTGGATATGTAAATTTTGAAGGTAAACGAATGAGCATGGGTGCATTAAAAGGTATGCGTCCAGACTTATTTGGGTTAAATATTGATTATGGTAAATCAGTTAATAGTAGTTTTGGAACTAAGTTCCCTGATGTAGCAAATAAGGGTGATATATTTGTACGAGTAGATGTTCTTCCTAATTTGGTTTATAAATTTGATGGAAGAAATTGGATGCAGACAAATAAGGAAGCAAGTAATACTTACTTATACAACACCAAATATGTTGAATACTTAATTGATATGTTAGCAAAAGGGGAATATGATGCTGATTTATTATCTGAAAACGAACGTAGTCAAATTGAAGATTATCTAAAAATCCAAAAAAATAACGCACAAAACGGTTGACATTGATTGCCAAATCAACTATACTATCTTCATTGTTTAACTAATGGAGTTCTTTATGAAATCTAAATTTATTCTTGCTGTACTTGCCAGCGCATCATTGATTGGATGTAGTTCAGTCAAATTGGCTGAGAACGAAGGTCCTATTCGTTCACAAAAATTGGCTACAACATTTACTCAAGAGGGTGTCACTATTGAAACCGACTGTGCTTGGTACAAGTTTGGTAAAACTGATTGCGATATAATCGCTATTGAATCACGTGCAACTACTGATACAAATGGTAGTTCAACTGCTAACCGAAATACTGCACTAACACGTGCATCATTAAAGGCTAAGGCTAACGTGCGTCACTTCTTAGATGAAAAAGTTACAAGTAATAGAGTGAATACTACTATTGCTAAAAATATTGAAAAAGCCGCAGATAAAACTAAAACATCAGGCAATCAGTCTGATGTTGTTGGTATGACTGATAAAGAGGCTGATGCAGATAGTAATTCTAGTGTGCGTGATAATTCAAATGAAACTGCTCATCAGGTTACTGAAACAGTACGAGCAAATGCTGAGGGTATCTTGCGCGGTTTTCGTGTAGTGAAACAAGAAGTTACTGGTAGTCAGGAAGTCGCTGTTACTATTCGTTGGGATCTTAATAACGACCGAGCTGCCGCACAATTACGTAAACGTTTCGGTGGATAATGAAACAGTTATTAATTATGATACTGGTGCTCGGTATGAGCCCAGTATTTGCTGATGATCCAATTCGTACTCAAGGTAGAGGTCCTACATTTGAGGAAGCAAAAAATGAGGCATTTCGTAGTGCTATAGAAATTAAAGTAGGCTCGGCTATTGTCAGTGAACAGGAAACTTTCAATGACAAAGTTCGTGATGAAATTGTTAACTATAGTGCCGGTTATGTTGATAAGTTTGAAATCGTAAAACAATCACAAAGTGGCAATGGTTATTATGTGATTGTAGATGTTTGGGTTTCATCAAGTAGAATTCAAAATAGAATTTTAGGTATAAGTAAAAATCCAAAACAATTTGACGGTGAACGTATTGCAACACAATATCAAACTTACAAATACAATAAGGGCAATGGTGATAAATTACTAAACATGATTTTAAATGATTACCCAAAACGTGCATATAAAGTTGCACTAGGAAATCATCAATTAAAAGTGGATGTATACAGAAATGCAGTTATTGAGATTCCTATTGAAATAAGGTGGAATCCAAATTACATGATTTCATTAAATGAAACTTTAGCCTTGTTACAAGATGGAAGTAATGGATTTTTGACAAGATCACCTGGTAATGTTGTTACCATGTTTAAAGATCCAAAAGATTTAGTATTAGGTACAAAGTCTCATTTTAAGTTTAATGATGTTATATTAACTCAAAAAATTCGCAATACACTAGTTACACGAGAACCACGTATGTTGTTAGAGATTAAAAACTTTGACAATAAAACTATTTTTGCTGAGTGTTTTACACCCGATGCATTGACAGGGAAAATGGCTCCTTTCTATAATATCGGTTCAGATGACTTTTTATTATTCTATGGAAATAATGTAGAAAAGTCTAAGATACAATTAGTTTTTGATGAGCGGTCAAACAATGCATTACAACGAGGATTTACGCTGGATGCTAATATAGTTACAGACGAAAAATGTCAGATATAAGAACGGTGATAAGTATAGTATGACCGGAGAAACTAAACTTAATCACTGTTCTTTTTGTGGCAATCATAAAGATACTGTAAAAAAATTAATTGTCAGCGAGGAAGTTGCTATATGTAGTGACTGTATTGAATTATGTAATTCCTTGATGACCGAGGATACACCTGAAGTAGAATTTGACCATAATTCTTATGATCCAGCAAAAATCAAATCATTTTTAGATGAGCGGGTAATAGGGCAGAATTCCGCTAAAGAAGTATTAAGTGTTGCCATTGCAAACCATTATAAAAGAATTAATAAACCCCCTAAAGATTTAGATATACAAAAGGGTAATGTATTATTAGTTGGGCCTACCGGTTCAGGAAAAACATTACTTGCTAAAACAGTAGCAAGATATCTTCAAGTGCCCTTCATTGTATCAGATGCAACTAGTATAACGGAAGCAGGATATGTCGGTGATGATGTTGAATCCATGATTGTTATGTTACTCAATGCATCAGGAAATGATCCTAAATTAGCAGAACGAGGAATTGTGTTTATTGATGAAATTGATAAGATTGCACGAAAGGGTGAAAGTACTAGTGTTACCCGTGACGTGTCCGGTGAGGGTGTTCAACAAGCATTGTTAAAATTAGTTGAGGGAACTATTTGTAGAGTTCCAGCCGCGGGTGGAAGAAAACATCCAGGTGGTGAAATGATTGAAATTAATACCAAAGATATTCTATTCATCGCAGGTGGTGCATTTGTAGGTCTTAAAGAAATTATAAACAATAGAGAAAATGGCACTAGCATTGGCTTTAGTGCAGAAATTAAAGATTCTAGGAAAGAAGCCGAATTAGTAAATGTTTCTCCTGATGATTTAGTACAGTTTGGAATGATTCCAGAATTTATTGGAAGGTTTACAACAACAGTTAGTGTGGCCGATTTGTCCAAAGAGGATCTAATCAGAGTACTTACTGAAGTTAAAAACAATTATATTTCCCAATATCAATATTTGTTGGGTTTGGACAATATAGACCTAACTTTTACCGATGATGCATTAGAACAATTAGCAGAAAATACATTAAAATTAAAAACAGGGGCACGTGGATTACATACTGAAATTGAACGTGTTTTAATGCCACACATGTTTAATACCGGCTATTATAGGCTTAATAACATAACTGAGATAAATATAAATAGAGATTTAATTTTGGAGCCAAAATCACTATTATGATGGGAAAGAAAGTTATCGTTAATGATGGTAACGCAGAAAAAGCATTACGTAAATTCAAAAAAATGATTGCTGAATCTGGGATACTACAAGAGGTTAGGGATAGACAACATTATGTCAAACCCACCACTGAGCGCAAAGTAAAAAAAAGCCAGGCTAAACGTAGATGGGACAAATACTTGCGTGAACAGACTTTGCCTAAGAAGTTATATTGATCCAAAACAGTAGATTTTTTTGCGTGTTTTTTGTAAAATAAATACGTATATCAGATGCCGATGGTCGGGTCTGATAAAGTCATATTTGCTTATAGGAGAAATAAAATGACAAGAGAGTTAACAATCCGTTCCTTGGATATTCCAAGCATTCATAAAATCGCAGTAGGTTTTGATAATCTATTTGATGAATTGAATAGACTAAGTTCAGTACAAACACAGAACTATCCCCCACATAACGTTATCAAACACACTGATGACCGTTTCACTATTGAGGTCGCTGTCGCAGGCTTCAAAGAAGGGGAGGTAGCAATTACATTGGAAAAGAATACATTGACTATTACCGGAGAAAAGGTAATTTCTTTAGATGCTGAACCAATTGAATATGTACATCGTGGAATCAGTTCACGTAGTTTTGTACGTCAATGGCCACTTGCTGAATATGTTGAAGTTATTTCAGCAGAAATAGAAGATGGTATTTTATCAATTGAATTGGAACGTAAAGTTCCTGATGAACAAAAGCCAAAGAGTATTGCAATCAAATATAATAAATAATATAATACACATATACATTAATAATGATGTATATATTTTATAGGTAATTATAATGTCAAAAACAGAAACCATAGTTAAAATCAAACCTAATCTCAGTCTTGCTGAACCACCATTATATAAAATAATTTATATAAATGATGAAGTTACAACAATGGAATTTGTGGTTAGTAGTTTGGTTGATTACTTTAACTACACGGATGATACTGCTGTTAATATAACACATGATATTCATCAAGCAGGTAGTGCGGTTGTTGCTGTATTGCCATACGAGATTGCAGAACAAAAGGGCGTTGAGGTAACACTTGATGCCCGTAGTCATGGCTTTCCGCTTCAAATAAAAATAGAAGCAGAGGCTTAGACCTCTATTCTTTTGGCCCAATAAGGGCTAGTTTTATTTGAACTATTATTAACATAGTGGATACTATCAATATTAGTATCCACTATTTTATTGTAACTTCCATAAATCCAATGTGTTATTTTATGTTCTGAATCAGGATCTAAACATTCTTGTAATTGGAATTCTTCACCTATGTTAGTTGGTAATTCTCCAAAGAACAAATCAAGTCCTGGAACACTATGTGTTACTAATACAATATTTTTTATGTCTAAGTGTAGTTGTAGTTTTTCAACACTAGACCTTAGATATTCAACATCCTCAATGTTTTGAGCATGTTTATATAACTTTTCAATTTCGTCTCCGCTATCAGTACGATTACCAAACCATCCAGTAGCGCCTAATATCGCAACATTATTAATTACAACAACATGTCTTTCTAATAATGCTACTTTCTTTAATGATTTGCATATTTTCCTAATCTCATCATTACGATGTTTATAGAAATGCATTGATTCATATTCCAAAGAACCGGGGATATAAAATACCCCCTGATAGAATTTAGTTAAGTGTAATAAGGTTTGATGAATTACACGAATATCACTACTAATATTTCCTGCAATTATTAAGTAAAGACTAGTGGCTTTATCTTCCCACTCAAATTCATCATCAGGATCTAAATTTAAATCGCTGATTATATCAAACCCTATTTTCATTAAACTGTTTTTTTAGTTGTTTTACGTGGTCTTGCCGGAGCCTTTACTGCTGTTTTGGCTGCAGGTTGTTTTTTAGCAGTTGGGGTTTTTCTGGCTGTAGTTTTCTTTTTCACTGGAGGTACAGCCTTGTTAGGGTTGCGTGTATCAGTAGCCCATTCTGCCTCAGATAATGCATGTAGTCCTACGCAAGAACCACTTTCACTACGTCCGCAACCACACTTTTTTGATTGGGTGGCCTCTACTCTATTCTGAGATCCTTCAACTTTTGGGGTTGTTGAAAAACTGAATAAACGCTTTAAATAATCTAACATTTTAATCTCCTAAAAGTATATTTATGTCTATAAATACATTCCTTAATTTATAATTCCAGAAAGCATAAATAATAGATTATGCGTGAATTCATTAACATTATTAACAACCTATTTGAAGCCAAAGACGAATCCAACGTCTTGAAGAAAACAATCATTGATATGATAAAGGGAACCCAAGAGGGAACTGTACTAAACCAAGTTTTAAAAGTATTACAATCTAGTGGATTGGATTCACGAATTGTGAATGTTGTAGGTACTGACGAGGACGCAACGGGTTTTTTAAAACAAATCACAGATGCTATTATTCAAAGTGATGCCAGCATTGAACAGAAAGATGAATTCTTAAAAAGATTCCCAACAGGAATATTAGATGTGGGTAAATTACTTGGTGGTAAAGCCCAATCATTCTCTGAGTTAGTGGGTCCTGGATTTCCAGCAGAACTTCTTAAAGATTTATCAGTACGATTAACAAGTCATGGTGTAGGACCTGGTGAGGTTGCTTTAGCAATAATGAGTCCGAAAATTAAATGGAGCGGTCGTGTTGAAGGTGGCGGAGATATCATCGTTGATGGAAAACCAATTGAAGTAAAAACTAGTGTTTCATCCGGTGGACGATGGATTAATGCACGTAAAGCAAAAATGAATCTTCCTAAGATTAAAGAAAAATTAGAAGAATACACAGGGGTAGAGGTACCGGATAGATTAAATGTCAATGCCTGGGTTGATGCATATAGACCAATGTTGGATAAGGCTCAGTTAGATGATGTGGTTAATGCTATGGCTGACGGCACATTTAATGCAGTAGATAATTCAGCATACAAACAAGCATTAAAGACAGGTGATGCTAGAGCCATTATTGATGAACATATGCGTACTGGATATGAAAATTATAAAGCATATTCAAAATTTAAAGGCATATTGTTAATGGATGTTCCTACAGAAACAGCACAATACTTTACTAATTATGATAAGATGAAGGACTTAATTAAAGTTGATTCAGTTTATCTATATGCACCGCAAGATGAAATGATGCCTAAAGTTAAATTAGTTGCCGGACAAGTACCAAAAGAAAAAGCCGGATCTAAGAAAGCAGGCGCAGAAACTCCTGCTACTAAAAAAGGTAAAGCATCTGATTTTGCACAACAAGCCGCATCTATCGCAGGTGGCAGGGCAAAAACAAAAGTAGAACCAAAATCTACAACTGGTGTTGGGCGCACCAAAAGAAAATAAATCTTACCCAAAGTAATTTACAGTAACTAGCATTTTTGATAAAATGATTCTTTGAATAAAGGAATTTCATGCTAGTACCAATCGTCATTGAACAAACAAGTAAGGGTGAACGTAGTTATGATATCTACAGCCGTCTATTACGTGACCGTGTAATTTTACTTGAGGGTGAAGTTAATGACCAAATGGCAAATCTCATAGTTGCCCAATTACTATTTTTAGAATCTGAAGGTGAAAAAGACATTTCAATGTATATCAACTCACCGGGCGGTAGTGTAACTGCTGGTATGGCCATCTATGATTGTATGCAATTCATTGGCCCTGATGTTCATACTATCGTAATGGGTCAGGCATGTAGCATGGGTAGTTTACTTGCACAATCAGGAAGTCCTGGTAAACGTTTCATTCTGCCAAATGCACGACATATGATTCATCAACCATCAGGTGGCGCACGTGGTCAAGCAACAGATATGCTAATTCAGGTTAATGAGATTATGGAAATGAAACGTAATCTTACAAATATCTATGTCCATCATAATTCAAAGGGCAAAACTTTTGAACAACTTATGACTGATATGGAACGTGATAATTATATGAGTGCCCAACAAGCACTTGACTATGGTCTTGTAGACGAAATTATAGCAAAAAGACCATAAAGTACGCATATATTCGTTTCTCTTAGTACAATATAAATACATAGTCTAGGAGAGCGAAATGAGTAAGCGGATACCATTCAATTGGAGCCTACTAACACAAGATATGCTATATAGTATGCTTAACCGTATACAGGGAAAAGTTGTTGGGAAAAAATTACCCGTAGATAAGCTAACTAGTATATTAAGTAAGCATATTAAACAGCACTTACCAGTTAAAGTAATCTCTGAAAGAAATCCAAAAACATTAAAGGATTACGTGTATGTAGGAGGAGCCTATCATAGCACCAGCGATAAAAAGGGTTTTACACGATATATTGAGATATTGTTTAGTTACAATAGTGAACAACAATATGTAAAACTTAGCCGTTATAAATGGTTAAGAATTTGCGAATTATTTGCTGATACAGTATTACACGAAATCATACATACACGACAATATAGAGCTAGAAATTTTAAGAATATTCCAGGTTACGAGAGTACTGCTTATTATGCCAAAGATCGGAAAGAACAAGAATATTATGGTGATACTGACGAAATGGGAGCCCACTCATTTAATATAGCCTGTGAACTTTACAAAAGATTTGGTGATAATTTCGGAGATGCTAAACGGTATTTAGATTCTAATAATTATAGAAGGCACAAACGAAGTGGTTGGCATCGGTATATGAAAACATTTGACTACGACCATGACCACAAAATCATAAAAATAATGAAAAGAAAAATCCTTAATCAATTACCATATGCTCAATATGGTAAACCATTTAAAACATCAAATTATTTGACTTATTAATAAGGTTATAATTTGATAAATAGAAGTATATAGGAGAATATATGCCGTGGATTCAAAATATATCATTAGGTAATATTAAGCGAGGATTTCATATTGCACCAGGTGAAAATGCAATGCTTATTCAAATAGTTGATTGTGGGGAAGAATTCCCTACACCTAAGTATACATTCAAAGAAGTTCATCAATTTCAATTTTTAGACGTAGAAGAAAACGATGTTGTTGCTGATGAGGCTATGAAATGTAGCCAAGAACAAGCAAATGAATTAGTTGAACTATTACAATCTGCCAAAGACAATAAAATGAATGTTATTGTTCACTGCCATGCAGGTGTATGTCGTAGTGGTGCAGTAGCAGAAGTTGGTATAATAATGGGCTTTGATGATTCCGAAGTATTCCGTAGCCCTAACTTATTAGTCAAGAATCGCATGATGAAGGCATTGAATTTAACTTATGATAATGCGTCCTCTACTACAAATGAAATAACATTAGATTCCGAAACAGTTGTTCCAAAAACTGACGAGAGTGAAGTTTAATATTTGACAGCAAATCGTTTTGGGTTTACAATATAATCTTATTCACATGAGAATTGGAAACTCAAAATGTATAAAAAATTAGCATTAGTCTGTATTCTATTTACAGGTTGTGCTCAATTAGGTAATCGTCAGGCTGTCGCCGATTGCCAATCATTTGGATTTACTACTGGTACGCCAGACTATAAAACCTGCGTACAACGATTGAGTAATAGTAAAGAGCAATTTCCATCTACTATTATATCCTCAGATACATCCTTATTGTACTACAAAAGAACTACAACATGTAATAAAAAAGACGGATTCATGGTCTGTGACATATCATACCACGAATGACCAAAATTTGACAATAAATTATTTCGGGTATATAATATAGTCTTATTCAGTTGATTAAAGGAGTTCACAATGAGTGCAGTTCAATTCAAAGTCTTTGCTGATATGTCCGAGCAAGAAAAACGTCAGGTACGTATGTATGGATGTACCGAAGAACAAATGCGTGAGGCTATAGAACAAAGTATTACTTTTCGTCATTCAGGTCCTGCTATGATGGCGGCTAGCATTATGTCTGATGCACAGGAAATGATTGCGTATGACAACAATGGTTCTTATGATTTTATGGTCATTGAGGATGTACGTCAAGCCCTGAATCGTGCTAAGTGGATCTTGTTTGAGTACTGTGATAAAAGGTAATACTTTTGTTTCATATCCCGAAATTTGACAACAAATAGTTTCGGGTATATAATATAGTCTTATTCAGTTGATTAAAGGAGTTTTTATGTCAGCACTTCAAAAATATATTGACCAAGAAAATAAATGGAATGCTATTTTCTGTTCACAAAGTCCTTTTGAGATTAAAACGGCTCAGGGTCGTAAACGTGTTGCTGAACATATTGACTCCGCATTGAGTCCTGAGAATCTTTCATGTGATGGTGAACTA